GGGATCGCCTGCACAGTAACTTGAGACAGGCAGTTATACGCTTTGTCGGGCAGCACAACCTGCTGCTCAAAGGTCGGCGTAACGCTCTTGGCCTGCGGCTTCATACCTTCGCTGCCGCTCATAGAGCCTTTCACGCCCAGGACCGTAACGCCCTCGCGGATATTTGTGGGCACCAGCTTGGCCTGTTCGGTCGCTGCGATGGTCACCCCGCCTGCGCCATCGTGGAAGCCCATGGGGATGGTGTACTTACCAGAAACGGTGCTGATTTCACCGTTGACTTCGCCGTTGTTGGGCATCGTGCCAGTCATTTTGGCGCCACGCGCGTAGAATGTTTTACCGTTCAAAACCTCCGCCACAGCTGCGGTGGCATCGCTGGTATCCGCGTCTTTCGTGCTGGTACCGGTAATGGGGGCGCCGGACTTGTCGTGCGCCGTGATACCTTTTGCCAGCTTGTCCGGAGTTACGGTATCTGCGGTAAGGTCAAGCTTCGTTTCCTTGCCGATAACCACCTTGTTCACATATTTATTGGGCATTGTAGTACTCCTCTCCTATAATCAGTGTGTAACCGTTGGAATCGTTGGATACCTCGTACTGAGGTATCTTTTTGATTGTTAGGTTCTGCTGCATTAGTCGCTTTGCGGTGGGCAAAACCTGCGCCGAGAACAACGGCGTGATGTCATATGGCCCGCTGTACTCCGGCGCACCCACCACTGTGGTGCCGGTCACGTCCACCCGCACGGCGCTCTGTTGGGCCACTCGCACCTGGATCATGCACCATCAACCTCCTGGAATAAGGTCGGGCTCATTTTGAGCGTCAAAATCTCCGTCTGCGGCTGGTCAGTGCTGTCCCGCAACGTGATGCGGGTGTCCATGTACAGTCTTTCGCCGCCCATGAATTTGTATGTCTCCGCCCGCGTCCAGGGGATAAGGATGATGTTCTGTCCTTCCTGCCGGGTGCAGTCATCCGGCCAGACGTTGGATTTAATGGCCGGGAAGCCTTTGCAGCTCTTCTGCTTGAACACAAATTCGATCCGGCTCACATCATCCAGATCCATCCCGATTTCCACGGGCAGCACGAATTGCGTTCCCTGTTTCATTCGTTTTTCTCCTAGTTCGGCAGTTTTTCTTCCTCGGTTTTCGGAGTTTCGATGTTTGCCGCCGCGGCTTCTTCGGCTGCCATATTTTCACGCACGACGGCAAGCATGTTTTCGAGGATCAGCTCAGATACCGCAAAGGGGATTTTCGCTTCATTGATCGCGGCAATAATCTTGCGTTTGCACTCTTTGATGCGTTTGGTATCAGTCATGGTTTTTCCTCCTTAAAGCCGCGCGTTCACGGCATTTTTCAGCGTGGCAATGGCCGTCAGAACCTCTTCGTCAAGGGCCACAAAAGACCCCCGGTTGTTCTGGCTGGTGATGTTGCCGCTGTCGTCCAGTTCCATGTAGGTGTAGCTCACTCGCTCGCCCTCGGCAGTCGTCACAACTGCCACGCCAGATAATTTCTTCATGTCCATCCCTCCAATAGAATGTCTGCGGTTTCGTTCGCGCCGGTGTCCATAGCCAACAGGTCATCTGCGGCGGTGGTGCTTTCGTCCTGGGCACGGGCGGCGGTGCTGGCGGCCAGATCAATGCCTGCCGGGTCGCCCGCGGGGTAACTGCTGTCACTGCGGTCGGCATAGCTGCCCTCATAGCCGCGCTGGGCGGCCATGCAGAGCCACACAAACTGCTGCCTCGGTGCGCCGTGTACAATGGCGTACTGGCCGCAGTTTTCGGCCCACAGGTGCCCGGTGCCATCGCAATCCGTCAGCAGCCAGGCGGGCTGCCCATATTGGGCGATGGTCTCCGCATAGCGCGGGTCAAGGGCGATCAGGCACCAGCCGTCCGGCCCGCATTCGCCGCGTCCCCAGTCCGCAAAGGTCGGCAGCGGCGTTTCAAACGCGGCCATTTTCAGTGCGCCGAAGCTGGTAGGCACCACGCGGGATTTGCTGCCCCAAACGTCCAGATTGTGTACATTCAGCTTGCCAGAAATACCCACCCGGGTCGTGTTAAAATCGGCATCGCTGTCATCGCTACGGTTGTAGGTGATCTGCATCCCAACGTAAGAGGTCGGGTTCAGACCGTCAACCCAGCCATAGCTCATGTACTTGCTGCTTGCGCCAAAATAGGACCGCCCGGCTTCCGAGTACAGCACGCCGGTCAGGCCGATGCTGCCGGTGTTGATGGTTGCGTACCACGCAATATGGCGGTTATCCAAAAATACACGCTCACCGGCCTCGGTGCCCATGCGAATCCATGCGTTGTCCAGGTCATAAGTGGTTGTGCGCGCCTTATTGTGAATCTGCCCGGTCGTAATGTTTCCGCCGTTGATGATTGTCTTGTCCTGGTTCCATGTGCTGAGGTCGGAAAATGTCACAACGCCAGATAGGTTGATCTGTGCGCTGGTGATCTCTGTTCCGCCTGCCGTCAGCTTGATGGTGCTGCTGGTTCCGCTTGTGCTGGCCGTCAGCTTAATTTCGCTCACCGTCTGCTTGATCTCGGTTTTGGTTTCGGTGGTAGTCAGGTAATCGCCGCTGCTGGCCGTCCAGGCGGTAGGGGCATTGCCCATCTGCACCATGGGGTGCATGATGGTCAGATCGTTGGTAACGGTGGCAAAGTCATTGGCAGTGCTCACAAACAGGCCATCTGCATATCCGTCCGCGGTCGCCGTGAACGCCGCCCAGCGCAGCTTCCAGCCGTTGTCCAGTGCAATGTCCTGCTGGGCCTGCTTGAACGCGGAGCCGTAATAACTTTTTGCGCCGCTGCTGTTCTTGGTCTCAAACTGCAAAAACAGGCTGTCCGTGCCAGAGTTGAGCTTGTACAGTACGCTGGCGCAGTAGGTCATGCCCTTGGCAATCACCAGCGTTTTGTCCGCACCAAAGTGGAAGCGAGTGTTCTGCGCCTTATTGGTCACTCGGACGGATTCACCGCTGATCGTGTATGTCCCTTTTTTTCTCAGGTCATTGCCGCCCGCATCCAGGGTCGCATTGTTCCAGTCGTCGGTGCCCGCAATAATATTGTTGCCGCCGGTGATCCGCTGCGTTACCGTCTGGGTAATGCTGTCGGCTTTCTGGTCAATCGCGGATACTGATTCTTTAACGGTTTTGAATTCCCGCTTTGTGCTGTCCAAATCGTTGGAAATGGTCGTGGTGGTTTCTTCCAGGCTGCTGACTTTGGTGCTGATGCCGTCCGCCTTTTGGCGGATGCTGGAAACATCCTCCTTCAGGCTGTTCACCGTTGCGGTGGTGGCGTAGTCCTGCAGCTTGCTGTCAACGGCATCATTGGCAGCTCTGGTAGCGGTGTCCTTCACGTTGGCCGTTACCGTTTCAGTCACTGACTTGGTGACCTCGGTCTTGATCTCATCCGCCGATTGGGAGATGAGGCTTTTTGCGCTTTCCTGCGTCAGGTAGTCGCCGCTGCTGGCGTTCCACGCGGTGGGCGCGTTGCCGTATTGCAGCATGGGGTGAAGCAGCTCAAACTTATTGGTGCAGTTGCCATTGCTGTCGAAATCGGCTTTTTTCAAAACACCGTTTTGGCCGGGGGTCCATGTACCATACCGCAGCACCCAGCCGTCTGTCTGCTTAATTTCGAGCTGGTCAGCGGTTTTTATGTAGGCAATGTAATATTTGCCATTATCGCCCGTAAACGTAATGCCCAGCCGCAGCGCATCGGTGCCGGAAATGAGTTTGTACATAACGGACAGGCATAATGTGACGCCTTTTATAATGCGAGCGCCCGCGGTGTTGAACATAAAATACCCGTTGGTGTTCGCATTGGTTATTGTTGCGCTGCCATCATCGCCATACACAACGCTGCTGCCAGGGCCGCCAGAGAGGGCGTTCTTGAAGCTCTCACTGCCCAGGATCAGGTTGCCGCCGCCGGTGATTTTGGTGTCTTTTTTCACCTCAGAGGAAAGCCCGTCTACCGTTGCTTTCAGGTCAGTGTACTTGCCGGTCAGGTCGCTGGCCTTTACTTCCAGGCCGTCTACGCTGGTCTTGATCTCCAGCATCTTGCCGGTCAGGTTCTTGTAGCTCTGGCTGTTCACGGCGCTGGAGCTTTCCCGGCTGGCGCTGCCCACGCTTTCAAAGCTTGCCTTGCCGGAGGAGATTGTGGCGCTCATCAGGTAGGTGTCGAACTCCCGTCCGCGTGCGTCCTTAACGTGCACGATCTGCCCACAGGCAAGGCCGGAGCTGCTGGGCACCGATACTTTGCAGGGGGTGTAGGTCACGTTTTTCAGCACATTGTACAGGTTCTGGGCAACACTTTTCAGGTTGGCTTCGGTGCCGGTTGTCAGCAGCAGGTTGCCCTGCACTGCATAGGTGTTGGTGACAGTGGTGCTGTCGGGGTAGATGACCCCCACGTCACTGTCCGACTGCCGGATCTGGACTTTCTCAATGGCCTTGACCGTGTAGTCCTCGTAGCTCAGGCTGTCAGCATAATAGGCGGTGCTGTTGCTGGCA